CACTTTTATATCTTCTCTGGCTTCTGTAATTTGCTTGTTTAATTCAACCAACTTAGAGACGCTGTTTGAGAGTTCGTCTGAAGGAACTTGAGACATTTAATATATACCTAAAACGTTATTTCTTTAAGTTTACGCACACAAACCCCGTTGCATCGTGTCTGGGGCGATGGTGGAGTTATTCCACACGAACGCGTCCTTTGGGTTTGGTGGATCCGCGCGGATTTGCTGGTTGGCGTTACGCAAAGCACCGCCAATGGTTTCTGGGTAGCCAGTTTGTTGACGTGGCTCGAGGAAGTTTTGGCCGGAGAGAATGTCATCTGGGGCAAACTCACCGAAATCCTCCTGAGGAGCGACCTCACGTGGCAAAAGCGACGAGGCGAGACCGGTACCCGCCTTCATTTCACAACCAACACCGGCTTCCGCGGATGGACCGACGGCATCAATACCACCGATCGAGGCGTAGTCCTTTTCCTTCACACTGTAGGTGGCACGAGTTTGGGTGGCCATGAGGTAGATCACAACCGCGATAGCGAGAGCGATCACCAATTGGCGTGGGGTGACCTTCTTCATCTTCATCATTTATATATAAAAACAATTTTTTTATTCGTCATCTTCAATCACGATGTCATCTGGGTATGCTTCCACCTCTGGCTCTGGGGTTGGTTCTGGTTCTGGCTCTGGCTCTGGTTCTGGGGTTGGCTCTGGCTCCGGCTCTGGTTCTGGCAACATGACGACCTGAACCAAATTCCATTGTGGTCCGAACACCTTCTTCGCGAACCAAAGACCCGCATACTCGAGCATGATAGAACATTTGGAACCGACGAGATTTGGAACTTCCGTGAGACGCTCCTTGTTCGCACCGAATACCTTGGTGGCGGAAATCTTATCGGTAAAAAGTGTGTCCTGCTTGGTGTAAAGTTTGGAAATCGTCTTTTTTGGGAGCTGTTTAGTAAACCAAGCCACACTGTTTTCATTCGCCGCGGCGATATTATTCGCGTGAATAGCTTCAACATTTTCAACACCGACCGCACCGGACAAGTCAAACGTGACTTCATCGTCTGTGTCTTCCGTGACGACGACATTCTTCACCTGGACGTAACAACGCTTCCCCCCATCGGTCGTTGCCTTAACGTAGTAGAGACCATCTTCACCCTTAGAGGGGGTACTACCGTAGATCATTGTATACCTCAAATATGATTCAAATCTTTAACCCCTACAAATGGTATCATGGCCGATTTACGTATAATGGGCTTTGGAACCCATGAGTCTCGCACTGGTCTGAATCCATAGAGGGTTTCTTCCAATTTTACTTTTTCTGGTAATGGAAGTGGACGTTTTGGCCTGTAGTTAAACTCATTTCTCACATATGAAGGTCTTGTATTTTTCTTCCAATCATTCGTTTCTATGTTAAACCGCATATTAGATTGTGTTTTTGAAAAACCCTGTAAGTTACCCATATTATGAGAAGCTTTTACGCCATGAACGTATTGTTTTGATAATTTTTCTGGGTCGGGTGTCGTCGTGAATTTCGCGTATTTCTTTGGGTTTACTTTGATGGCTTTGCGAGGACTTATGTTTTTGTGTGTTGTATGCGTCTTTTTCTTTTTTACGAGTGGGATATCGACTTTCTTCATGATACTAACCATCGAGTCATTCGCATTAATTTTACGGCGAGTCACGAGTTTTGCGAGTTTAATCATGCGTCGGCGATCCTTTTCCTTCTTTTCCGGTTGACGAAGACCAAGCTTTTGCATTGTATACGAATCTTCGATGAGGAACTTTTTGGATGCGAGTTTGATGTTATCGAATTTACCGATAACGTACTTACCCGTGATTTTGAATATATCGAGGGCCTGTATCTGATCATCACCCACCTCGAATCCAAATTCACCCGGGCGCATGAATGCGATATCGAGAATACCACCCATATTAATTGGTTCAATTCGCCCAGTTTTGGGTGAATAGACACGCGCTTTCATGTCGAGTGTGAAAAGCTCTATGTCCGCGAGTGTGTCTGGACCCTTTTTAGCACCCTTTTTCTTTGGTATCAATGTGTATCTTCGCGTCACGTATGGACCAGCGTTTGCGAAACCAAGACCTATGAATTTACCAGGCTTTCCTCGCCCGTCTTGCACGAGCTTAGTGAATCGCCTATTTACACGTTTGGCGATTTCACCCAGTTTGTTCCACAAGAGGAGTTTTATGGCTTGAAGCTTACCGAAAAATTTCGTGTCTGGTTTTATTCTTGGTACGAATTTCGTGTCTATGTCGAGCGTCATAATTCTCTGTGTTGGTTCCAAGTACGAATTCACGGCGTCACCCCCCGAAAGAATCATATCACCCACTGGGTTGAGAAATTCCGTGAGTTCGTCTATCACGGCATAGATTTCGTATCTCAAGATGTCCGTCAATATAACACTCACAAAGTCCTTGAAATCCTTGTCCTTGTGCAGTCTGTGCATTCTCGCTCTGAACCGAGAGATATCATCGGACTCATAGAACTTTTTTAAGACGGGGTCATTGTGAAACAGTTTTTTCATCCTGAATCGGTTTATGACCCCTGCCGAGTATTCGTTCTGATCCATGTTATTATTACATCACATATTAATATCGAGGAAACAAGGTTAAAGATGTGATACCTAAGTAAGACATAACAAGATGTCTCTTGAAACTGTTCTCTCTGAAATCTCTGCTCTCCGTTCCGACGTCAAGTCTTTGACCAAGATCGTTCGTAAGATCAAGGCGAAGCAAGACGACCCGGACGGAACCAAAGCCGCGTCCCGTGCGAAGAACAACGGCTTCAACCGTGAACAAGCGATCTCTCCAAAGCTCCGTGAGTTTCTCGGTGTCGAAGAAGGAAAGCTCGTCTCCCGTTCGTTCGTCACTCGTGCGATTAACAGCTACGTCACTGAAAAGGGTCTTAAGCACCCGGACAACGGTCGTGTTCTTGTTCTTGACGACAAGCTCCGCGATCTTCTTAACCCACCTGCGGACACGCAAGTCACGTTCTTGAACCTTCAAAAGTTCTTGAGCCCCCACTACACCAAGGTCGAACAAACGGCTTAAAAAAATTGTCCACTAATCATATAAAATGATCATCGACAGGGAAACCATCGAAACCCTTGTTGGTACAAAGATATCTAAGATAGATTTGTACCAAAAAGCTTTTACGCATAAATCTGCATTGAAAGAAAATGAAAACTTAGAATCATTCGAAACGCTCGAATTCATAGGTGATTCTGTGTTAGGATTCGTGATTACGAAATTCCTATTTGATAGGTACGAACAACAAAAGGAGGGATTTCTTACCAAAGCGAGAACGAAGCTCGTGAGAGGAGAAACACTCGCAAAGATTGCGATGAAGCTTGAAATGTACAAATGGACCCAGATGGACGAGAAGGGGATGCGAAACGAGTGGTTCAAAAATCCAAAGATTCTTGAAGACGTGTTTGAGGCATTCATCGGTGCGATTTACATGGATTTGGGTCTGTTACACGCGAAACGTTTCATTTTGAATATTTACGAAAACCCGGAACTCGTGGACATGCGTTCAATCATGATTGATGATAATTACAAGGATCATCTCATGCGATATTGTCAAACACATGGACATCCACTTCCAGATTATCGTGTTATATCACACGATAATGGTATCTTTTACGTGGACGTGTACGTGAACAACGTGATCCTTGGTAGAGGATTCGCAAAGAATAAGAAGCAAGCTGAACAGAACGCGGCCAAATATTTTTTCTATCCACATTAGTAATATGATACCCGTGCCCATATTATTTATTTCAGTATCACTTTTTCTTAGAAAACCACGTGCACCCATACAGTACTCAAAGCAGTGGCTCATAGAAGAATGTGAAAGATTGGGTACATCGTCAGAGGGTACGTCTCGTATATTGAGACATCGAATTAATCGCTTAAAAGGTTCAAACTAATACTTTTTAAGATGCACCCCAATGTAGAAAAGCTCTTGAAAAAGACATACGCTGAACAGAGGTCACAAGAATGGCTCGATTTGCGAAAAAATATGCTCACCGCGAGTGACTGCGCCACAGCCATAGGTGAAAACAAATACGAAAAACCATTTGACCTTCTGCTCAAAAAGTGTGGTAAGGGAAAGCCATTCACTGGAAATGCAGCCACGGAACACGGAAACAAGTACGAAGACGAGGCTCGTATTCTATATGAACAGAGACACAATGAAGTCGTACACGAAATTGGTCTCGAACCACACCCGAAGCATCCCTGGCTCGGTGGATCACCCGATGGTATCAGTGAATCGGGTAAACTCATAGAAATCAAGTGTCCGATGTCACGTGAAATTTTACCAGAAGTTCCGCGCCACTATATGCCACAGCTTCAATTATGTATGGAGATCCTCGACCTAGAAGAGTGTGATTTTATCCAATATAAGAATGCTGATTTCAATTGGCCCAAGCCCGAGGAGTTTGTCGTCGTGCGTGTCCCTCGAGACCGAGGATGGTTTGAAAAGTACTTTCCCATCATGGAAGAGTTTTGGCAAAAGGTATTGTATCACAGAGAGCATGGGATAGAAGAACCCGTAAAGAAGACGAGAACACGTAAAAAGAAGGAAGAAGGTCCACCTCCACCGTGTGAAATTAACTCCGATACAGACGATGAGTACAGAGATGAGTGAATTATTATATCACATTATATAAATGAACGTAAACCAAGTGGTCAATGCGCCTAAGAAATCGAATAATGTCGTGATAATAATTGGCGCGTCTGTTTTGGTATGCTGTCTGTTTTCTTTATATTTAACTTTTATGAGATCCCGCGATGAGGGAAAGGAATTAAAGGAAATTGAACGTCCAGTGGAGGAAAAACCATCCAGTCCCGGCCCCATCATACGAGACATGAAAATGACTGGAGATGTCAACACGCGAATAGATGGGGAACATGCCATCCCTGCCGAGATTCTTGCTAAAATGAAAGAAGTCAAGGAGCTTAATCCTGATATGCAATTCAATAACCCTCTTAATATAGATATCTATGATGACTGTGATTGTACGCAACTCAGACAACGAATCCAAGCAAAAGATGCGGCCAGTGGCGAAATAAACATCGCTTCAATTGGTGAGGAAGTTCACCCAAGATGTGTAAAAGCGGAGGGGAGTGTATACATGGATGGGTATAAGCATCTGGCTAAGGGTAAAGATGACGACGGTGAACCATGGGAGCATAGGAAGGTGATTGGTAAGGTAATCATGGGTGATAAACCCGACGGAATGCCTAATGTATTAAAGGTGAAACTTGGATGTGGGGAAAATCAGAAAAACATAGAAGATGTGGGACTCAAATTTAAATGGTGGAGAATACCTAAATCCCTCTAATAGGTTTGAAATTCTACATACCTCTACATAATCCCGCGAAGCAACACCATGTTTTTTGGAACTTTTTATAGAGAGACTATGTCTAATTTTAATCTAATGACGAGATTTTTCTAAAATTTTAAAAAGTAAAAAATAAAAAAATATTTTTTTAAAAACTTCTTTCTTTCAAAAGAAAGTGTAAAAAAAATTATTTTTTTTTCTATTTTCATTTCTCAAAAAACATGGTGTTGTTTCACCTAAGTAATTCACTACCTATGTCTAAATCAAACCAAAGAACGAAGAAAGCATGGAACTGTATCCACACCAGATAGAGGGTGTTAACTGGATGCTCGAGAGAGAGCATTCATCGGTGGGACCAAAGGGTGGATTCCTCTGTGACGAGATGGGGCTCGGAAAGACAGCACAACTCGTGACCATTATCAAACGAAACAAAACTGGACCCACCCTTGTGGTGGTTCCCAAATCAATCGTGACTCAATGGAAAAATGAGATACACAAATTCGCTCCAGAACTCAGTGTGTTTGTGTATGATGGAATCAAACGAACGAGAGACGCATCCGAATTCCAGCGTCATGACGTGACTGTTTGTCCATACAGTCTTCTTACCGAAGACGCCCCACTGGTCCACATGATAGAATGGGGACGCGTCATCCTCGATGAAGCACACGAGATTCGAAACCGGCGATCCAAGCGTTTCAAGTCGGCGATGCAAATCGGGGCCACATACAGGTGGGTTGTGACAGGAACTCCTGTGTTCAATGATGTTCGAGATTTCGTGTCATTATGTGCTTTCATAGGCATCGATAGGGTCGATGTACAGTGCAATCTTGAGGTTGTGCGTGAAAAATTTATCATTCGACGCACCAAGAATAAGGATTCTATCCCAGAGTGTCACTTTGAAAACGTTGAACTTGAGATGTATCCGGAAGAAAAGACAATCTATGTACAGGCGTTTTCTGAGGCACAAGAAATGATCCGTGAAATGATGAAACGAGCGGAGGCACATGGTAATTTAACCATGTACAATATGGACATTCTTGAGCAGTTACTCAGAGCGAGACAGGTAATGGCATGGCCTCAGCTCTACATCGACGGTATGGCAAAGAAGTTGGATGAAGAAATGAATGCATGGACGGGGCGATCAAAAAAGATGGAAACCCTATTTGAATCTATTGCACAGCATCCGGATGAGAAAACCCTCGTATTTTGTCAATTTAAAGGCGAAATGAATTACATTCAGGAAAAACTCACATGTCCGGTATTCCGTATCGATGGTACCTATTCAAAAGAGCGCCGCGAGTCACAATTGGCCGAATTCAACCGGGCTCCACAGAATAGCGTGTTTCTCATTCAAGTGAAGGCCGGTGGCCAAGGTCTCAATATCCAAAGCGCATCTCGTGTGTATATAACCAGTCCCTCGTGGAATCCCGGCACGGAGCTTCAGGCTATCGGTCGATGTCACAGGACGGGTCAAAAAAGAGAGGTCTATGTGAAAAAGCTCATATACAAGGGTGACGAGAAGTATCCGAGTGTGGATGAATCGATCGTGGCTCTGCAGGTGAAAAAATCATTGGAGTACGCCGAGGTATTGGGCGATGATAGACTCAAGACACAATTACCTGGAAAATCAGAGAGTCTTTCAATTTCAGAGATTCGAAATATTTTCAGAGCATAAGGTATATACAATGAAGACATTTGGTTCTCGCGCTGAAGTGTTCCACGGTGCTGCGGAAAAGACCACCGGGGGTCTTACCAAGAGCGACTTGTTCCAAAACAAGTATGGTGAAATTAAGAGTAAGCAAGCGTCCAAGGCGGCCCTCGAACGCATGAAGGAAGAGGGTAAGAAGGCGATGGTTAAGGTGTTCAAGCCAAAGAAGTCTGGCTTCAAGCTCCAACCAAAGGTCGGTACCAAGGCTTACAAGAAGCTCATCACAAAAATGTAAACGTACTATAAGAGATGACTCTCACAAAGTGGTCCCAAGCTGTTAAGATGGCTAAGATTAAACAGGGTATAGACCCAAAAAAGTATGTAATGATAAAAGGAAAACTCCTCAAGGAAGCCCAGGCTATTTACCAACTCCTCATCATGACTAAATAACGAACTGGAACCCCTTAAGAGTTTGTGGTTCATACGTCACGAGTTGGTATAATTTATAGGTTACCCCGAACTTTTTGTTCAAGAAATACACACTGTTGATTTCAACGATCGCAGTTCCCGAATTTCTTGAATAGAGACCATTTTTACAATCAACGTTTCCGATTGGGTTCTTTGCTTCGTCGTACACGTGTGGTTTAATCTTACCATCCATGTTTACATCGACCTTTACGCGAAATTTTGGTTCGCGATCCGGGGATTCTTTGATGTTTGAAAAGAACATACCTTTGAGTTCATCTTTCGATACTTTGCGTTTGAAGATGTGCTCACTTCGTTCTTCGACGGCGTCAATGATCTTTTCTTCGAATTCGCGCATCGTTTCATAGAATTTTTTGACGTAATTGTCATCTTCATCATATCCCTTCATTGCGAAATCGAGCGAGTACTTCGTTGGACCAACTTCTGGTGTGAATCCGGAGACACCGAATGGCATGTACATTCGGGGGAATTGAATTCGTAACGGTCGCCCTTCTTTTGTGCATAGGGAAATTTTGCGACCATCGTGTTTGGGGATTTCGAGTTCATTTAGTAGATTCACGAATTTAGACATATGTATTAAAATTTATAGTAATCAAAGCTTTAAGCAGAACACGCACTACACTCCGCTTCTAAACTAAATTGTTGTGGTCTCGCCTTCGCCTTGGAACGAAGGTAGTACATACCGGTTTTGAGACCCGCCTTCCATGCGTAAAAGTGCATAGACGACAACTTGGAGAGGGTCGGACTCTCAACGAACAGATTCATGGATTGTGATTGGTCGATGAAAACACCCCGATCTGCGGCCATATCAATGATGACCTTTTGACTCATTTCCCACACCGTTTTGTAAAGTTCCTTGATGTTCGCAGGAATATCGATGATGCTTTGAACAGAGCCGTTTGCCTTTACCATGAGATCTTTCATTTCCTTCGACCAAAGTCCCACCTTTTTGAGATCATCGACCAAGTGCTTGTTCACGACGACAAATTCACCCGCAAGTGTTCTTCGTACGTATATGTTTTGTGTATACGGTTCGAAGCATTCATTGTTGCCGAGGATTTGAGAGGTGGATGCGGTGGGCATTGGAGCCAAAAGAAGGCTATTTCTCGTACCTCTTTTCACGCGTTCACGCATAGCGTTCCAGTCGTATATACCCGAGAGCTTAGGTGCGTCCCACATGTCGAACTGTAAGATACCCTGACTGAATGGAGACCCTTCAAATGTCTCATATGCGCCATATTTTTCTGCGAGATCACAACTCGATTCGAGTGACGCGTGATAGATGGTTTCAAAGATGAGTCGGTTCATTTCTCTTGATTTTTCGGAACCGAATGGTTCTCTACACAGAATGAACACGTCGGCAAGACCTTGAACACCGATACCAATGGGTCTGTGTCGCATATTTGAACGCTTTGCCGTGTCCGTAGGATAAAAATTCTTATCGATCACCTGGTTCAAATTGCGCGTGACCATCTTTGAAACGCGGTGAAGTTCCTCGTAATCGAATTCACCCGTCTCCTTATTGACGAATTTGGGTAACGCAATAGATGCGAGGTTACACACAGCCGTTTCATTCTTGTCCGTATGTTCCAGAATTTCACAACACAAGTTGGAGGATTTGATCGTACCAAGGTTCTTTTGGTTGGATTTTTCATTGCACGCATCCTTGTACAACATGTATGGTGTACCAGTTTCACTTTGAGACTTAATGATAGCCTTCCAAATGTCTGCGGCTGGAACAACTTTAGTCGCCAAACCTTCTCTCTCATATCTTTCATAGAGTTCTTCAAACTCTTTCCCGTAGACATCCGAGAGGCCCATAGCCTTATCCGGGCAGAACAAACTCCAGTTTCCACCCTCTTCCACGCGCTTCATGAATAAATCGGGGATCCACATAGCGGAAAACAAATCTCTGCATCTCGCTTCTTCGTCACCCTGATTGAGGCGAATCTCGAGGAAATCGAGAATATCCGCGTGCCATGGCTCGAGGTAGACCGCAATCGAACCCTTTCTTCGACCGGCCTGATTGACATATCGGGCAGTCGCGTTATACACGCGAAGCATGGGAATGATCCCATCCGATGTACCATTAGTGCCTCTAATATGAGATTTGTTCGCTCTGATGTCGTGTACATGAAGACCGATGCCCCCAGCCCACTTTGAGATCTGCGCACATTCCTTCACCGTATCATATATCCCGTCAATGCTATCATCCTTGTTTGCCACCAAGAAGCACGAGGACATTTGTGGACGAGGTGTACCCGCGTTGAAGAGAGTAGGTGTCGCATGAATGAACAAACCCTTACTCATGGCGTCATACGTTTCAACCACGCGTTCGATGTCGTCACCATGAATACCAATGGATACACGAGCATACAGATACTGTGGTGTTTCAACGATTTCGTTGTTTATCTTCTGGAGATATCCTCTTTCAAGTGTTTTAAGGCCAAAATATCCAAATTGATAGTCTCTTTCTGGATCTATGTATGAATCAATCTGAGACGAAACTTTCGCGACTTCTTCAGTGACAATACCGGCATCATGCAATTTATGCATGGATTCGGAAAATGTAGAAGGAACTCGTTTTTGAATGTTACTCGCGACTATCCTGGTTGCGAGAACTTCATAGTCTGGATCACTGGTAATCATACCGATACAAATCTCAGCGGAGAGTGTATCAATCTCGTGTGTCTTGATGTTATCATACATCGAAGAAAACACCTGCTGTGCGATCATGGATGCATCGACATTTTTAGATAATCCATACGTGAGTTTTGAGATCCTATTGGTGACCTTATCAAATTTAACGTCTTCAATACGACCAGATCTTTTCACAACCCTCATTTTATAAATATACAAACGAATTTTTTATATTACTTTTTCTTGAAGTCCTTGCTTCGGACTGGTACTGGACCAACTACCTCAAACTTACGTTCGGGTCGAGCGAGATGGGTGTTAGTAAAAAACGGACCGATTGTACCAGCCTTCGCAACTGGTGGGTAGGACGCAATGAAGCAGTTACCTGGTTTGCACTCAGGGCGGGGCTGCTGGCACGCATCTCTGGAGTATGCCTCGTCGAAATCGGAAACCGAAAGGTTCATTTAATAATTACTGATAGTTTTTTTCCAGGACTATATTAAATGTGTGACAATCTTCACCTGAATTCCATGAAGCAATGTGAGACGCCTCTGAACACACTTTTCTTCTCGAGGTTCAATGTAAACATACTTCAGAGAGGTATTCGTCAAGATTTCAAGAATAAGACTGGCATTGCGATCGACTACCAAAACGAAGATGATTTGTATGCCATCATGCGTGTTGTTTTCATAAACAACGCCGGTGACCACGAATACCGAGTGAACGAACAAGTGAAAAAGATGAATTCAATCGTCATAAATACAGCTGTTGGTCAAATTCAATCCGGTGTCTCTCAATACATGGGATACATCCACGATATGGACCGTGGATTGGAACCAATTAATGCACCAGTGAACACGTCGACTGTTGGTAACAAGATCGGCAAGAATGAAAAGATAGGATTGCGTTAAGGTAGTATAAGATAGTAGTGTACATGTAATGGATTTTTACTTACATTTTTATGTATGTAAAAATCTTTCTTCTGATGTTTTTTACATTATAACGGTTTCGTTTCCAACGACTTCCTGTGAATCGTCCCCTATGATGGCCTCTTCAATGAGGTCGTCTGGTTTGACGAGTTGTTTCTCTGGCGCAATCTTAATCTTTACTTGTTTTTGTTCCGCTTTTTCCGCTTTCTTACCATACGACACGAAAATGACGGTGGCCATGGTGATTAAAGCCATGGTGATCACGGTATAATATAACTTCTTGTTCATTCTATATTTATACGATATAAAGTTTTCGGGATATATACACATATGGGTCTAAACCAATACAAGGCAGATACTGAATTGATCTGTAAACAGAAAGGGTGGACAAATTCAACCGTGGATACGGTGTGGCTTCTGTTATCAGAAGAAATAGGTGAACTCGCATCTGCGATCAGACAGCACAAGAAAACATACAAGAAGATGAATCTGAAGAAGGATCGGGGTACGGACGTCATGATGGAAATGGGTGACGTGTTCAGTTATCTTTTTCAGTTGTCTTATATGTTAGATGTGGATCTCGATAAGATGTGGGTCGAGCATGGTAAAAAGATGAAATATAAGAAATATAATCTGCGGTAGTATAAAGATGCCTTTGACTGACGAAGAATCTATAGATAGGGTTAATCCATATGTACAACATGATTTTTTCATGCCAGGTACGAGTCGACAATTGATCGATTTTGCTGAGCATAAGCCACCAGCTGAAGAAGCCGTTCAAGAAGAGTACAGAAGTCCTGCCTGTGACGAGGCCATTATGATCGCCGGAAGAATAGGTAAGACTGGACCATGTCCTTTATCTAGATCTCTCTACCCAGGAAGAAATATACAATATGACGACGATCCAGCTATAAACGGTACTTCTGAAGAAGTCGCAAAAACTGAAAGTCCATCTATGCGTAATAATCTGATTGGTGGAGTGATTCTGATTCTATTAATTGCAGCACTCTAAAGAATTTCTCTAGGCGCAAGTCACTTGTAGATGTTTCTATGATATGAGGTAATTGCTCAACACATATACTCTTAGCGAGCTTCTTTTGCCACGAACATTTCATATTTATCACCGGTGGTGAGAATGTTGGATCCAGTATCTTCACTGCATTCATGATTCTCACGATGCTTCTCGTATTATTATTTTCACACAGTGCGTTCTCCAATTCAACTAAAGCCATCTTTCTCCTGACTTCAGTTGTTTTTAGAATCATCGTATCGAGGAATTGTTCGTATCTTAGCGTTTCATAGACGACTTTTATATGTTTCCAGTCTCCTATGGGTTTTGTGTTGAAATGCTCTCTCACGTGTTCGTAACCCACCCCAGCCTTGTAACGAACATATTCTATATCGATTATATCTAAACTTGTATCAATATCATGGGATACAGTAACCGATTTTACGAATGAGGACATATGCTTTATTTTAACCCAATTTCTCTAAGTGCTTTAATTACCTAAGTCGTTGAGCTTGATGTAGAAATCAAGCCATGTTTGACTCAATCGTAAACAACACGTTCTCTTATTACCTAACACTCGATGAGTTTAGGAACAGTATTCCAGAGGATATAAGGCCATCATGGGTGAAGCTTACAACTATTACGATGGTATCTAGTTTTAACAGGTCACTGGACATAAACATGCTGAGATTGTGTTTCGAAAAAATATCACCGATTCGAATTCGCATGTCGGGTAAGAAATCGGAGGGGTACGAGTGGACTTTAAAACCGACGACGTTTTACAATCAGATTACACTTTGTTACAAAGACATGTACAGCGTGAAGTCCATAAAACTGTTTCCAAATGGGAGTATTCAAGTGGCGGGGTGTGCGGACTTGGTAAATTGCAAACACATTATCAAGCAATTGTCTTTACTTTTAGGTAAATTATTGAGTGACTCGTGTATACCTCCACTCGATACATTTCGGGTAGTGATGATAAACTCGAACTTTAGTCTCAACTGGAACATCAACCTCATGAAAACAGCAGACCATTTTGAAAGTTATTCCGATGTGTTCAAGGTGTCTTTTGAACCCGATAGATATTCAGCGGTCAAAGTAAAGTTTAAACCAGCAGAAGACATGAAAGAGGTCACGACGAGTATTTTTAGTACGGGCAAGGTGATTATCACTGGAGCCGAAACCTTCAAAGAGATCGCATTTGCTTACAACATAATTAACCAGCACATCAACACGAATTCATCCATCCGTGTGAAGAGGGTCTCCGATGATAAGATTGAAACATTTGATACCTTATCAGGAGCAAACATAAAAGACATAGTCAGTAAGCTGAAGGGGATGGGGGTACAGTCATGGAAACGAACAATCTCAAATAGACAAATTAATTTCTGATGTAATAATAAAATGTCTCAGCGACTTGGAATGGCCGATGGTCGATGCTTCACCGTTAACTCGTCTGCCCAATTGTACAACAACTACCTTATGAACAAGAATGGTATCTCATACGAAGACAACTATTCTTTTAGAAAGCTTCTCCAATCGAAGGGCCCACAATTGTTCAATGATAAGCAATCCAAGACTAAGTGTGCTTCTTGCGACAACCCAATGGTAGACACTCGTAATATCTATTAGATACGTAAAATTAGCTTTATTTAAATATACTACTTTTCTAGAGAATGAGTCAGTGTGCAATATGTCTCAATGAGGTGAGGGAGACGAGGCACAATAAACCTTTGCGGTGTGGACATCTATTTCATTCACATTGTCTAGAAAAATGGAAAGCAAAAGGTAAGCAAACCTGCCCAGTATGTAGAAAGATATTCGATGGGTCAAATTTTAAAGTTCAGGTTACTATACACAACATGTTTGAAAATACATCAAATATGGTAGAATTACAGGATCAGTATATATTTGACGCACTTGATATATTTTTTGATGTTGAGAATGAAAATGATGTCTCAAGCCTTCTTTCCGACTTTGGGGTGAGTGTGTCCGACTTTGATCCCCTTGTTCTTAACACAGAATGAGCTACAATACTTTTTGTAATTTAAACCTGGATAATCACGGGATGCTTTACGTGGATCAACTATAACTTTCCCTTTCGCATCGGTCACCAATGGCCCGGTTGCCCATCCTCTCTTATGAGAAAATATGTTTGCTTTAAAACGCATGATTTTACCCGCTACGAGCTTAGGCATGGCCTTTTTGACACGTGCGAGGGGTACCTTGAAAAATCCAGCTATGGATTCGTGGGTGTTACCCTTCTTAACCTTATATTCAACCTCATTTACCTGTTTATAAAAGTGAAAGTCACCCTGTCTAAAATAATTTGTTGGTTTTCCAGGTGCTATGAACATCATGACTTTGTAGTGTCCAGGCTTACATTTTTCCTCAGCCTTCGCCATATAGACTCGTTTGGGGTTATCAGCGATAACCCGTTGTGGCAACTTCATACAACTCACATACGAGTGATTCATATTCTTGATACCAGCTCTCTCGCCGGGGACACTCTTATAGGATCGCTTTTTTTCATAGTCACCAACGGCGTACGCATAACAATTATTGTTATTTATACCGACGGCTCTACCCCACATCTTTTGTGTAAATTTTGGCTCAGACCCACTCAGGGGAAGCCTTTTAGGTGCTTGTCCCATTAATAATATTTCAGAAAAAAAATATTATTAATAGATAAATGATTCAAGGCCTTGTTAACGCGCGTAAGACCCAAGATGCCATCACCGAACTCCTCACCTTTGTGCTCGTCATTTTGATCAGCACCTTCGTGTTGCGTTTCCTCTGGAACCAATCCCTCGTCAAGCACATCACTGTGCTCAAGAAGCTCGATACCTTCCTCGACGCTTTCATGTTGTCCCTCGCGCTCGCCGTTGTCCGTGGTATCTAAACCTCGCGATAACCGGAGATGTGTTCACCATCTGAACTCACAAGAGTTGGAAACGACTTGATTCCATTGCACTGTTCTTTTTCACAGTCAATGAATTCATATGCCTTATTGTTTTTCTTCATGTATTTCAATTGCCGTGTTGTCCATCCACACCATGTTGTGCCATACACTTTCCATTTCTTGTGACACTTTTCGCAATCGCACCCTTCGCATTTACATTGACCTTCTCCACATCCACATGCACAATCACCACACGACTTGGTTCTAGTGGTGCGTATCAATATCACAACAACTATGATCGAGGCGAGTATGACAAGGCTGGTTCTCAATTTCATTTAATTATTTCATATATTTTAATTTAAGTGATTCGCATATTTTCTCAATCGTTTTACCCTGAGTATCTATACCAGCTTTTTTGGCTAATTCGACTATGTCTTTCTTTTTGTACGTCGCACACTTTTTACCGTTAACTCTTAAGTATCCCTTTGGCGCAATGTTGACCTTTATGGGTGGCGACACTCGTTTCGTCGCGACTGTTCTTCTCTTCGCGGGTTGCGCTTTCTTCTGTGCTTCTTTGTTCATAACAGCCTTCGCACGTCTCATCGCGGCAGATTGACTCGCGTTACCAACTGGTTTTGGTTTTGTCTTTGGCTTCGCTTTTGGAATTGGCTTCGCTTTTGGTAAAAGGGCCAATGGATCGGCGCGCTCTGTGATTTTCGCTCTATATGGAACAAAGAAAGGGTCGGCAAATATCTTTTCAAATGTGGGCAAACCTGAATGGTCGGCATTTAACCGCAATCTGAAGTTTTCTATTTTAGCCGTTTTAGTACCGAGATATTCTCGTGGGAGTATGCGTTGAATGAATCGGATCGTCTCATTCATCGATTCTGCGTCTGTTCGCGCACACACTAAAAACATCGCATTCAAAAAGAGATGCGCGTCATACATTGGATTTGATTTCTGTGAAATACCCCATTCATCGTCGAGTCCTTTCGCCACAGGGTTTTTAACCGTGCTCATTGAAGAAAGGCCGTAGTCAGTGAGTAGCGTCTTAATACCCACATCTTCGACGTTTAATGTAATTTTACCAACTTTCATCTCCTTCTTTTTGAGAGTTGGTGTATCGGTATTTATGAGAATGTTCTTTATATGCAAATCACTGTGTCTGAACGATGGGTACTTTTTGTGTATTCTGTAAAGATTGTACAGTACCTCGGTTATCATGAATCTAAAGTGAATTGGTCTCAATTTGAGTATGTTCTTTCTAATGTATTCTTCGAGAGCACCACCATTCGCGTATTCGCTATACATGATATTCCGTCTTCCACATGTTTCAAGGGCATACATGTTGGCACCACCGAGATTATTCAGCATTTTACCAATCTTATATTCGTTTTTTAGAGATTCACGTTGAATTTTTATGGCGATATCCTTTTTACATTCTTTATCGACGCATCCAAAGAATATCTCTCCATATTCACCTTCACCTATCTTTCTAGTACCGAGGCGCGTTCTAACGGATTTTTTAACGGTCAAATTTGGGGTTTCCCCACCATTTATTGTGTAAAAAATTTTATTTGGATTACAACCTAATTTTTTTATGGCTTCGGTTATCTCTTTACCGATTTTCTCGTGATCCTTTGGCGTCCTTGTCTTACCAACTTTAGCCCTGAGGAATCTGAGATTTTTAATATGCTGGTCTACCTGCATTTATATAGTAGTAGATTTTATTCGTCAACCTCTTCATAGTATTCATCTTCGGCGCCTTCGTCGGCAACCGGAGTGGAATCCGGGGCATCGATACCTTGGAAGGCGAACGACGGAAGCTTCGTCGATTGTTCGAAGAGAGCTTGAGAAAGTCGCAAACTCACACCAAACTTATTATCGATGAACCAAATCTGAGTGACGTTGACGATGCACATGCATCGCTGACCCTTTTCAACGGAATCAATCGGAACAAGCTCACGCTTCGGGTTGTAGGCCTCGGCCATGAATTCACCGGTGGGCTTGGTCATGACCTTAAGCTTCACGGTGTCCGGGTATTCTTCCTTACCCGGTCGCACCAAAGGCTTGTAGAGAGCTTCCTTCATCACTTCAACGTTGTACACCTTTCCGAGCCATTCCTTGGAGTTTTCTGCGACAGTTTCGATGATACGAGCATCAAGCTCCTTGAGCTTAGCCGCGAGTTCAACGGCTTGTTCGTTGTCCGGGTCAATAGATAAGTCAAGAGAGTAAGATGTCTTGTTAGTCGTCTCATCAGTAAAAGCGCTCAGACCATAAGGGCTGCGCATGAACGGAAGTTGCAAGTACAACTTGCCCTTACCGTCGGCCGTGTTAATGTATACTGTCTTGCCACCGTTCTTGTTCTTCTTCATCTTACTGAAAACGACAGAGGACGGATCGAAAGTGCTGGAAAGTTGGATCATGTTAGGGGACGACATTGCTTGTTTTGTATATCTTATGTTGGTCTCCAAACTTTAAGCACGTTTTTTTTCTCAGGGTACATTAAAAATCACATGGGTGTCTTTAAGGATTGTGGATGTGGATGCGGGGGTGCGAAGGCTCAGCAGAAATTTTTGATTTCTGTGATGTCCGCTCTCGTATTCTTCGTGATATCTAACCCAAAAACATACAGACTTACGCGCGGTATTTTCGGTAATTGGGTGTCCGGTCCAACTGGTTGCCCAACCATCCGAGGTCTCGTTCTTCACGCGGTCGTGTTCGTTGTCGTCACGTGGGCCATGATGAACATAAAGAAGGAAGGGTACGCCGTTGAAGAAAACATAATGGATATTGGTCCAGCCCCAGAAATGGAGGAGAAGAAAGAGGGACGAGTTTTTCTCAACCCCCCACCAGCGATGGTCGATTCTCCAGAACCACTCCCAGGTTTCACCGAACCACAATTAAACATGTTTGACAGTGGCGCGGAATATGCGTCGCTCGATGTCGCGGGAGGTGAAGCTGATAAGCCAGCCGCCGTGTCTTGCTCGTGCGCCGACGGTAGCTCTGTGAGTATTTCTCGATAAATGTAATATTATAAAGTTAAAACATCCATCATAATAAACACCAAATGTTTATTATGTTGAATAAATAATTAGAAATCTTCGTCAAATTCAATGTCGTGTGCGTCTTCGTCCATTTTTCCATAGTCACCCACACGTTTTTCAAAAAAGTTAGTTTTTCCATCCAAACTGATGGTTTCCATAAAATCAAATGGATTGGTCGAATTCCAGATCTTTTCTTGACCCACCTGTTTCAGGAGTCGATCGGACACATATTCAATATATTGTGTCATCTTTTCAGAATTCATACCGATGAGACTGCATGGAAGGGCGTCTATGATGAACGCTTTCTCAATTTCCACAGCCTCTTTCACGATTTGTTTAATGGTGTCATTGTTAGGTTTAAATTTAAGCATATTGAACAATTCAACCGCAAATTGTTGATGGAGTCCTTCATCTCTGCTTATCAGCTCGTTACTGAAACAGAGACCCGGGAGAAGACCCCGCTTCTTGAGCCAGAAGATGGCACAGAAGCTTCCGGAAAAGAATATACCTTCCACACATGCGAAAGCCAGGAGACGTTCACTGAATGGTCTCGTTGTATCAAACCATTTCATGGCCCATCTCGCTTTCTTTTCGATACACGGTACCCGTTGTATCGCTTCAAACAATTCCTTTTTCTCCGAAGGGGAACGGATGTACTTGTCTATCAGTTTACTGTATGTTTCGCCATGTACCATTTCATTATGCGCTTGATACGCATAAAAACTTCGGGCTTCGGGGTATTGTACTTCTCCCGCAAAGTTATCGTTGAGGTTCTCAAATACAATACCATCCGAACCAGCAAAAAATGCCAAAATCGTCTTAATAAAATGTCGCTCATTATCCGTGAGCTTGTTCCAGTCGTCCATATCTTTTGAGAGATCCACTTCTTCGGCAGTCCAGTTACTCATTTGTGCTTGCTTGTAGAGAGTCCAAAGGTTGTCATGTTGAATAGGGAACACGGTAAACCTGTTCAACGTCGGTAAAAGCATGGGCTCTGTATATTCTATGTAATCCTCGAAATCAAAAAAGGTTCCATGATGTTTTCCGTCTATGAAAATTTGTGGATATGATGAAATTGGTTTTCCACATAATTTTTCTAATTCACCCTTTTCCATTTTCGTTCTTTTATAGTCGAGGCACAAGTCCCTGCACATCTGTTCAGCTACGTCACAGTATTTACATCCATCCTTCGAAAAAATTTCAATCCCCATGTGTGTTATTACTTGAAAATATTTTTGTCTCAAAACTTTAAGGATGATAAATTTTTCCGAGATACAGCCTGGTGATTTATTGAAAGTTTTAGTGAATATAGATGACATAGATGATGAAACATACGCTATAGCAAAGGAGAATATGAAAGATTACCTCGTCGTGAATTACTATCTCGATACGTCGAAGATATATAAAGGTGCTTGTATTTATGAGCTAGACGAAAACGAAGAACTTGTACAAGTTGAAAACTTGTGTGAGCACTATCCAGAAGGGACTTCTCTTTTCACGGATTTAGGGGACTCCATGTATTGTATTTCGGATGAGATTGATGAAGATATGGACAGTGACATAATAGACGAATCCGATGAAGAGAGTGACCTTGAAGGTTTTATTGTTCCCGACGATGAAATAGATGGTATGGTAATGCCACCAGGTTCTCACCGAGAAGTTGATAAAGAGTGGAATAATTGGAAACCAACCAGTCCAGGTTCTCGCAAATTCAAAGAGGTTGTTGATTCAATTGAAGAGTTTGCAAAGAGGCACGCAGATAATCTCAATTTTTGAAAACCTAAGTGCGGATTTTTAATAATCAAAAAAAGAGATTTCCTGATATGGAAGGATTGGCTGCCATTTGGTCGGATGTCGACCGTTTATTGAATAAACCTACTTTACGAAAGCCAATCAATACTCATTTATGTATTAACTGTAACGGTGTAAAAGTATTCACAAAAGAAGGGATGCCCGTTTGTTCACAATGTGGATACGTGCAAGAGCATTATGTAGATGATAGTCCGGAGTGGACGAGTGGAATTAGTGAAGATGGTCGCGTAAGTGATCCATCTCGATGTGGAAACCCCAACCCGAATCCCGAGTTATTTTCTGATGCGTGGGGTAAAGGTACGGTTATTTCTACGAAGAATACGTCAAATTATGAAAATAAGAGAATGGCTAAAATAAATTTTCATCAGTCTATGAATCACGTAGACAGGTCTCTATTCCATGCGTATAGAGACATAGACGAAGCGTGTCACACCTTACCTGACAGCGTTTTGAAAGATGCGAAGATGATGTACAGGAAATTCAACATAGAAAAGCTTACTCGTGGCGCGGTGCGTTCCGGTATAAAAGCAAACTGTGTTTTATACGCCTGTAGACTCTCGAATATTCCTAGAACAACAAAGGAGATAGCCGATATGTTTGGTATACAAAGCAAGGACATTAGTCGAACGACACAGATGTTCAAGGATACATTACTCGGCAAAACTGAGAAGAACTACGTGACTAAACCATTTAATGTCATGCAACGTTTACTCAATTCATTTGAAGTGACTAGAAATGAGCGTTTGGAATGCAATAAAATGTGTACCAAATTGGAAAATTGTACTGAGCTCATGAGTAAGACGCCGAATAGTGTGGCGTCGGTTGTCATTTACATGGTCATGGACGGTAAGATGTCAAAGAACAAGATAAGTGACCAATGTTCGGTATCCATACCCACGATCAACAAGATAGAAAATATAATTAAACAATACTTAGAGGAATGAATGTAATTTAATGTAATATGGTGAAACTCTTTCTTTCAACCCCTTGTTACGGCGGTCAATGTTTAGAAAAATACGCGACGAGTGTTATTAAGCTGCAAATAGAGCTCATAAAAGAGGGTATTCAACTCATGCTCGATACAACGGAAAATGAATCACTGGTTCACAGGGCTCGTAACGTTGCGGTGGGTCGGTTCCTTCAAAAAACGGACGCAGACGTGTTTATGTTTATTGATGCGGATGTTGAGTTTACAGCGGATGCCGTCGTTCGTCTCGTGAAATCCCCACACGATGTATCGGTGGCGGTATACCCAAAGAAGGTAGTGATGTGGGATCAAGTAAAGAAGGCTGTTGCAGAGGGAGATGAAAGAAATATGGCGATGCTTTCTTCTAGTCTTGTCGCAAACATTGGTGCTCATAAGCGAACGGTTGAAAATGGATTTGTGGAATTGCTCGATGGACCCACTGGTTTTATGGCGATTAAACGGGGTGCTTTCGAAAAACTCGAGGAAAAATTCCCCGAATTAAATTGTAAAAATGATCATCAAAATAGGGATTTTGATGAGTATTGTGCGGTGTTTGACTGTATGATTGATCCGGAGTCTAGAAGGTACCTTTCAGAGGATTACGCCTTCTGCCGCAGATGGCAGCAGTGCGGTGGTCGTATATTTGCTGATATAAATACAACGCTTGGACACGTAGGAAATCTTCCATTCAGTGGATGTCTTAATGATAGGCTTAAGGCTTAGAATAATTATACTATAAAATGAAACTTGCGACTATAATCGTTACGAGGAGTAAAGCGGTTCACGTGAAAACCCTACATACCGTTCTTCGTTTGAATTTGTGTTGTATACAAAAGAAGGATACACAAAATGAAGTTGTATATGTAAACGATGATCCATACGACAAGTCGGCTAGTATTCAAAAGTACATGAAAAGTGCTGACCGTATTTTATTCATAGACTTTGGTGTATCCTTAGACGAAGGTTCAATTGGCCAGGTTCTTGCCGATAACAACGGTGTAGGGTGTGTCGTATTCCCGGGTGTGACTGAAGGTATAGATTGGGGTATGTTTAAAGCAAAGGTAAAAGATGGTTCTACTGAACCGGTCGAACAGATGGGTCTTCATTTTGATACGAAGGTTGGAAAGAAAGTCGGTGATGACTTGTATCAAGTTGATAAGACGGGCGCGCGTGCGTGGGTTATGATGTGTAAACACGTACTTAAATGCGTGAAAGACAAGCGAACGAATGAATGTAAGGTTCCACCTAGAATGGAGCAAATGTTTACCAAGTTCAAGGAGCTTGGAGTCAAAATTAACGCATTTACAGCATCTAAGTTGACGATGACTTACACGCATGAGTGTGTAAGTAATCTCCTGAACGCCGCCGGGGTTAAAGCTAATTAAAGATTAAAATCAAAATACTAAACAGATGTCACGGGTATCTGTAAAGAGGGATGACCCACTTTACACATACGCGATAAAGTATATGGAAGATAGGTGGGGTGTCACGGGACGATTCCCTGGATGCCAACCTATATCCATCGAGTTTAAACACTTCGACACACTACGAAAAAACGATTACGTGGTGTGTGAAAAGACCGATGGTGTGCGCTATATGCTCTTGGCTTTCATGTATGGACAACACAAAGTGTGTGTACTCATAAACCGAGCACTCGATATGTTCTTATGTAAGCTCAATTTTAGGCGCCCAATTTACGAAGGTACTATACTCGAAGGTGAATTGTATGAAGATATGTTTATGATATATGATTGCTTAACAGAATCGGGTGTAACCATTGGAAATAAGAACTTCATCGATCGAATGGAACACTGTGAAAGTGTATGTAAAAAAGTGATGTCTCTCAAGAATGACGCGACAAAACTGAGGATGAAGACATTTCATCTCATGTGTGATTTCGAAAGTTTCATGAATGACTATTTACCGACTGTAACTCAGGATATAGATGGACTCATATTTACGCCCATCAATTGTCCGGTAAAAATTGCTACACATGAAACCATGTTTAAATGGAAGCCTAAGGAGAAGAACACGGTGGATTTCAAGGTGAAGGTGGTGGGTAATCAATGGAGATTATACGTTCAAGAAAAGGGCGAACTTATATTTGAATCCATCCTACCAACTGAAAAAATGGATACATCGTGGCTCAGAGAAAACATGATCGTTGAGTGTAAATACATGACCGATGATACACCCATGTGGTGGATGCCTATACTGGAACGAACCGATAAAACGCACCCTAATAACAGACGTACGTTTTATAGAACACTCGTAAACATAAAAGAGGATATTAAGATGTCTGATTTTTTAAAATGTAGATGAGTACGTAATACCCAGCCTTATCTTTCAAATCTACTTCGACCACGTTTTCGTCATCTTGTGCGTACCACTTGTCGTTAAATCTGCACGCCGAAATATAGTGACCACCCCATTGCACACCTTCGTGTATTATACAAGATTGTAATGTGTATTGAATATCATCGTTAAACTGAATGTTCCTCTCCAAGTGTACTCGACTCTTTTTATCGAATGAAATAATCATCACGGGTTGTAGTTTCTTGAATATAGTCCGCGTCGTCGCCACGTGATGCATGTTTCCATTATCGTCGACGTATCCTTCGAGTGTGTCCCATTTCATACTTTTGTTTATGAGATCGCTCACCTTACACACATGATCGTCTATAGTGAGAGTTTGAATACTGTAATCTATATCATTCGAATTTTTACCCTCGGGTGATATGGTTATCTGCGTCTTTTTTCCGTATAATAGGTTTTTTATGATTGAATATTCCTTTTCTAGTATGTCTATGATACAAAACAACGCATCCTGGGCATCGTGTGGTTCATCGACTTTAAACCGGGGAAATTCTACTCTGAACGCTTTCAAAAGCGACGAGAGATCAAATTTACGAGATTCTTGTGTAGTAAAATAGGTAGTTACAAGTTCGTGATACAGCTTTGTAAATTTACATTCGCCTACGTATTGACTTTTGAATATGGTTTCTGATATGGGTAGCACGTGTAGCAATGCTTGGATGGCGGAATTGAAATAACATGTGTTGCCTAAGTTGAAGAAGCCATGCATATAAATCAATTACAAAAAATACTTAAGGAGAACACGCAATAATAAATAGAATAACCATGGACGTGAGAGCTCTGTTTGAGCGGGTAAAGCCCATTTTTGAAAAGCACCGAAATGAAAAGCACGTTGAATTTGAGATGCGTGTCGGTAAATTTAATTGTGGGACATTTGACACAAACGTCGGCAAAGAAGGCTTCGATACTATTTTAGTGGGTCTTAAGAAGTACGACGGATGGGAAAAGGTCGTCACCAGTACCGAAGAAGTGTTTTACAGAAACAGCGACAACCTTCGAATTTCTATCGACGAGCAAACATCCGAAGAGAAGATCGTGAAGAAGGATAAAATTCACAAAGAGGATTTCGACAAACTCGCACACGCACCGTACGATATCAGGTTCGGAGTTTCTGTCGAAACGCCTCTCGAGGACTACGAAGGTGATATGGACATGAAAAAGACTAAACGACGCATGTCTTTTATTCGCAAGAATTTGTCCATCGACATGACCGTCGTCGAAGGCGATGTAGAAGATTTGGACACGGAGGATCCAAACTCGTACCAAGTGGAATTGGAAATTATTGATCCAAGTCTCGTGAAGGATGATAATGAACTATTTAACATTCTTCATAAGGTGAAAGACGTATTTAATATCTTTGGTACTAATAGATGATACAGTTTGTTATAATACTCATACTCTTGTATTTCATATTTAATCTCGAGCCATCCGATACCAACGTAGGATCCATGGGATACAAATCAAAGAATTTTGGTATGTCCCATGGAATGTCGTATAAAATAGTAAATGAAATGAAACGAAAAGGCGCCTCCGAAGAAACCATAAAAAATTTCATACAAATGGAGGATCAATTTTTGGAAGCGGAACGGAAAGCGGTGTGCTCACAAACATCTCGTCAATTTGAAGCCGTGGGCATGTCTGATAAAATTAAACGTAAATTCATCGGCTATGACTTCTCGTATCACGCAAAACATATAAAACAGGCATCGGAGCCAGAAAAAATCATAAACGACGCGATTACTTGTTCTTATTCAAATTAGCTCGTGCTTTCTTGTACCTTTCAATGAACTTTTTAATTTGAGTCTTTGTTGGGTTTTGGGTCAATACGTAATTCACGACAGCGTTACCGTGTTTTCCGTATTCATTCTTGATGAGCTTCTTCTTGTATTCTACGGCGCGTTCCTTTTTCCATTCGGTGACTAGACTCTTCTTTAGGTCGTTCGCGACCATCTTTTTAAGAACACCCATCTTGTTCGCGACGTTCTTTTCTTTGGACGCATTATTAATCAAATTGGACATCTCGTTCACGTCCTTGTTTATGTTCATTACCTTGCCGTATTTCTTCATCCACCGTGGACCGTATAATTTTACGATATCGTTTTTGATACCCTTGTTGTTGAGCTTTCGCCTTATTTCAATGTTACCAATCTTGGCTTCTTTCTTGAGTACCGCGTTGAGCGCCCTGTTTTCCTTTGCTTTTCTGTTTGCGTTCGCGTTACGTTTGCGAACGTCGAGTTTGAGTTTTTCGCACAGAGTCTTTATCGTATCCGCACTAGTCACGGCTATACCCTTTGACATGGCCATAGACACGAGTTCACTCTTTTTGTAAGAAATGCATGGCTTATTTCCAACCTTGAAATTTTCGTTTCCGAACGAAAATTGTTTAATCATCGCACACAACTTTTCCTTTTTGTTCTTGTCCTTCGCGTCCACTACACCGAGCTTCTTTGCCATTTCCAAAAGCATTGGTTTCGTGAGAGCTTCACACTTTTTCTTACCGATCATGAGTTGACCATTTTTACCGTATGTGATTTCCTTGTTATTCTTTGGTGATTTGCGCGTCGATTTCTTCTTTGGTATCTTGTAACAGCACTCATCACCTTGTGGGTTCTTCTTCGCTTGGAACCCACTCTTACACGGTGGTCGTCGCGTCTTTGGGCATGTAGACGCTTTAGTTTTCTTTTGAGCTGGTCGCACAATATTGTTTGGTACTTGCGCGGTGAGTGTTATCTCATTCTTCGTGTATAACATATTGAATAGTTGGTTTGCCACTCGGTAAGCATCGTTAAGCGCTTTTGGGTTTTTGGCTCCGGATATTTGTATGGCACCCGATTTGGCGACGATGTATTTGTGTCCCTTGTATGTCGCGTACATCATGGGAGAAAGCTCTGGTTCGTAATTAGATTCAAATCCATACCTTCGGCTATTCATGTGAAGACGCCCAAGGTCTTTTATCACACCGTTAATTCTGAATTGCGCACTCAAATTGTTGTATTCAAATGGGTTATAAAAGAACGCTTGACGTCTCGTGTAGCTCTTCACCATGTAACGACGTATGAGTTCGGGTTGGTTTTCTATTTCATCACCTTTGCCTATGAATCCACCCGAAAAGCGAATCTTACCGTTTCTGTAAAAGTTCACGGTACCTCCGTTAGTTTCGCTTCCATTTGTGAGTGAAAATTTGATTTGAACGGTGAAAAAGTTCAAATTTATGTCACCCCGTTTACCGTATTCACGTGTATGGGTAAATCCAGTCTTGAATCGCCCGTATACACCGACAATCTCTTTCGTGTCTATATGAAGACCCTGTCCGATCGAGGTTTTTCCGAGTGGGGCCTTTTTGAGAATGTCTTTCAAATCAATGCGAGCTTCGGCATCAAATTGTTTGTTTACGGTCGCATTAAACATACCCAAATTAAGGCCACTTAAAGTGAGGTATTTCACGACGTTATTGCTGTTGCTGTTGCTGTTGCTATCCAAAAATTCGGCGAAATTACCCAAATTTTGGTTATTTATTGTCGAGTTTTGTAAGCGACGAGGAAAACTAGGTGGAGACGCACGGGTGACTTGCACACCCGAGTTTTTTATGAATTTTTGAAGGGAGCTGGGGCGTTCCATATCTGATGTAAGTATATATTTTTATTATGCATCATCCTCATTTGAAACGAGTGTATCTACTACTATGTCTAATCCAAATACGAAGGGTTGCATACTAATCGGTACACCCTTATACATGCCAGTGTGCTGACGCACTTCGACATCTCTCTGACTGAAAGGACCGGCGTAGAAGTCTTGGTTGAACTTCGGTTTTCCAAGGTTATTTGCGCCGCAGTGTTCGTTGAACTTTTCAACGAAGATCTTCTGAGGGACACAAAGCTCGGTTCCATATTTGATGTAAGGTGATTGTAGGAAGTTCTCCAACGTACTGGATACTGTCGCAACTTGCCTTTGTACATCTTTAAAGTACTGCGGAACTACATTCCAAATATCCTTGTTTGCGTACTTTTGTGCATATTCCAAGTACGCACGGATACATTTCTGAAGAATCGCGGGGATTTCGGCTTCCAATTTCTTATCTAACGTGGGATCCGCATCCTTGACCTGTTTACCAAAGTTCCAAGTCAAGATACGTCGCAAAACACTCCCAGAGTTATCCTTGTAGCTCGGCACCTCATTACCACCGAGAATACCCGGAACCTTCCACGTCATTGTCTTTGCTTTTTCGTGCTTAATCGCACACGAGACCTGTTCACCAGACACAATCGACTGAAACTCAGCCTGTTCCAATGAGATATCTCCCTTGATTTCGGGGCTGATGAATACAAAAGCATCGTAAATAGAAGAGAGACCAAATTTCTTTTCAACGTTATTTGAAAGTGTTCGCACATCATCAACGTCGTAAAAGTGTGCAAAAGCCTTGGTAATCAACGTACTCTTACCAGAACGAGCGATGCCCTTCAAAAACGGAATCACTTGCCACCCATCCATGTCTCCCACATCAAAGCACAAACGCCCTCCCATGATATACATCCACTTGCACACATCTTCGTTGAACTTTTGGTAATCAAGGACGGATTGAAAATATGGCGTGGGGATATCCTCCCATTTTTCCAAGTGTTCATAGTTTTCGAAATCGGTATCAAAGTACTTACAACTCACGATTGCCTGATCGAGATTCTTGAATTCCTTTGAATCGTACATGTAAAAATCAGTTTGGTACAGCCCGGTCTTCGCAGACCAACTTTTACCCACGAAAATACCATTTTTAAACGACCAGACATGACGATTCCTCTTAATTTCCGGAAATTGCATATCATTGCAGTTTGTTAAGTGACGAATCACGTCCCCGTAGGCCGAACCTCTACACGAAAGGTTTTTCCAGAGTTCAAATTCAGTCTCCTTTTGCGAAACACTATACACATACTCCTGAATCCTGTATTCCTGTTTCCACGCCCTTGTATCGTACCCATCTTCGGTTCTGATCTGTCTACAACAGTGACCCTTGTATCGTTTGATGTTTCCTTCGTAAAGTTTCTTGAGGATTGTGAGGATTGCCTGTTGGTACGGGCTTAATTCATCCAACGTGCCTGGAAGAGTTGAACATCTAAAAATGGAAGGATCGGTTTCTGGATTAATCGGTATATACGTCGGGTTATTGATACGTTCAAAGATTCTTGTGTGCCTGAACACAATTTGCCACGCGTCGTCAACTTGATCTATCAGGCGGTTAATCCTCGTAGAGATTTTCATGTCATCAAAGTCATCGAGTTCAAGTAATTTCAGTGCATTGGCTCGGTGATACAACTGTCCGAGTTGTAGGTTCAAGCGTTGATGCTTCGCAGAAATGCTTTCAATGTCAATCATATTTTTTGGTAATCCAGTTTGACTATCCAATTCGTCCACCGCAAAAAAATTTTTAAAACCCAGTTGAAAGGATACCGCTTCGTCGTTTTTGCGAGGGATGTCCCACATGTCTTCCAATTGGGTCAAAAGGTTAACGAGCTGTTCCGGGTTGAGACTTTGAATGTGATTCATCCACATCACCTGATTAGTCTCTATCGGATTTGCATCATTGTTTATGAAATGCGTGTCCATCACCAGCTCCTTGTAACATACACGAGTTATTTTTCTAAGTTGATTTTTGCATCTGAGATAAGATTTTTATCATGATTCGGTTTTGTGTCTCAAGTTGTTTAGATATAGACATCAGGGCGGTGCACACAGTCTCACCCTCTTCAGTCGAAAACAGAGACGCAGCAACATCCGTGATGTGACCGATCAAGTCGGGTTCTTCGTCGCCGGTGACCACCCACTCTGGGATTTCACCGTCCTCGTCGTCGCCGAATTCAGGCAGTTGAGATTCATCCATTGGAATGTCGAGCTCACTCTCTGTTTCATACTCAGACTCGGATCCAGATTCTTCGATATCAACAGTTGGTTCGGGTACGGTTGGTTCAGACATTATACATTACCCCAGGAAAAATCAAGCTGAGTTTTTTCGCGAAATTATTTTCTTGGTATATAGTACAAAAACTCTCACAATGGCTGGTGGCCTCATGCAACTCGTCGCCTATGGTGCCCAAGATGTCTATCTCACGGGTAACCCAAAAGTCACTTTCTTCCAAGCGGTGTACAAGCGTCACACCAACTTCGCGATGGAAAACATCGAACAAACCGTCAACGGTACCCCAGGTGCCGATGGCCGCGTCTCCGTCACCGTTGCCCGTAACGGTGATTTGGTCGCCGACATGTACGTCGAAATGAAGGCCGGTGCTAAGGCTGCGACGGGTGAGGATGCGTGGATCGCGGAACGTGCCGTCAAGGATGTTGAATTGTCCATCGGTGGCCAGCGCATCGACAAGCACTACCAAAAGTGGTGGCGTTTGTACTCCGAGCTTTACTTGGACGAGTCCAAGAAGGCGAACTACGGTAAGATGACCACCTCCGCGCACGTCGGCGGTAAGATCTTCTTGCCACTCATCTTTTTCTTCAACCGCAACCCCGGATTGGCGTTGCCTTTGATCGCCCTCCAATACCACGAAGTCCGATTGGATTTCGATTTGTCGTCTGACTTCAAGGCCGCCGGTGTTACCGACGGTTCCACTTTCAAGGTCTGGGCCAACTACGTGTATCTCGACACCGAGGAACGACGCCGATTTGCGCAAAAGGGTCACGAATACCTCATCGAGCAAGTCCAACACACCGGTACCGACACCGTCAGCGCCGGTTCGGAAGTCCAAAAGCGTCTCTCCTACAACCACCCAGTCAAGGAACTTGTCTGGTGCTTGGACAACGGTGACGACTCTTTCCGCACCGCGAACGCCCACGCGACTGTCACCTCTAACATCCTCGGCGTCACCGCCGAGTCGAACTGCCTCGTCTCCAGCTCCCTCGCTGGTGTCCCACTCGTCGCCTTCAAGGGTGCCAACTTCTCCGAAGATGACAACGGAACTTTGGATACCTTCAAGTTGGTCCTCAACGGCCAAGATCGCTTCAAGGAGCAATCCGGTAAGTACTTCAACCAAGTGCAACCATTCGTGCACCACTCCGGCTCCCCAGCGCCAGGCGTGTACGCTTACAGTTTCGCCCTGAAACCAGAAGAACATCAGCCAACTGGGAGCTGTAATTTCAGTCGTATTGACAATGCTCAAGTCGCTATCAAGGCGAAGACCGGCATCGAGGAAACCACTCTTCGCATGTTCGCGACCAACTACAACGTCCTCCGCATCCAATCCGGTATGGGTGGCCTCGCGTTCTCCAACTAAGCTTATTATAGCTTAAGTATTATAAAATTCGACTCGCGCTTCTAATAAATATAATCTAAAAATGTTACTATCATTTTTAAATTGTATACATTATATAGGGATGAAGAGCGATTATAGAGTTTGGTTGTTCGTTGCGGCCGTAGTAATTCTCGTCACTTTACTTTTTTTGCGAAGACGCAAGCCATCGTCGGTGGATACAGCGGGTGAACTCTCCAATTTGAAGGATAAGATTAAAAATATGGAAACGTACAAAATACGAGAGGGTTACACGTCTCCAAACGATAACAATGGAATGACCATAGCGGGTACTCTACTCGAACAATTCCTTGATATATCTATTGAGGTGTTTAACCAACCACTCGTTAAGGAAATGCTCGATAAAGTCATAAAAGATTCAGGTGATGCACGAGTTTTGGCAACCGTGATTGAAGATATAGGCGGTGTTATCAAAGAATCTGTCAAAAATAATGATCTCTTGCAGTGTTTGACAAAACTGGATTGCAGGGAGAAATCGATAGAGTCGGGCGAAGGCGCGGGAGCCAAGAAGCAAATGGTAATGGAATGTAGAGTCGGTGATACAGACGAGTTCGTTCCAGTTGGCGGTGTTGGTGAAGTCGGTTCGGATGTAAACGATAAGCGATGGTATTCGGACGCCACTGAGAACTGTCACAGATACAAACCTAAGGATGAGAGTTTCGAGAAGATTATGGACGAGGTGCGAATTAAAATGGGTGAAATGCTCATGGATCCAGAAAAACAAAAACTGTACTACGATACGTTCGTTCAAATCGGTAAGAATAACGTAGATTTTATAAACAATCACAACGCGTACGTAAATATGAGATCAAAGGATGCTAATTACATAAATCCATTCAGTGAAGGCGGTGAGATTAGTAAATTTTTGCCACGCGACCACGCACTAGGTGAAATGGCTAAGTTTGGTGAAGCACTTAAAAATGACACGTATTATCACGTGCAGCGGTTCCAAGGTGACGTCGGCCCCGCCCCCGCAGTTCGGGAACCAGTCGTCGATGAACAGAAATAAAATATAGATTAACTATAAATGGCAGACGAAGAACAAGAGCCAGTCGTCGAAGAACCAGTCGTCGTTCCATCTGTAGCGAAGGTTGAATCGCCCAGACGAACGAACAAAGCCGTCATAGGTTTGACCATCGGTTTGGTTATCTTGTGTGCGGTCATTGTTTATGTCGTGTTTTTCGATAAGAAGAAGGGTGCGCGCAATAACTACAACAACCAAACCAGGTTACCAATCCTCAACTCGAGAACCATCTCTAATAACAGTGGCTATGGGGGTAGCTTTAATACTAATAGCGCTAGAAATTTTAGAGTATAAAAAATTATTGTATTTTGAAAACATTTTTTCTAAAAAAGAGTGAAAACTATTTTTTAGAAACGATATTTCAGTTAAAGTTTAAAATCCAGTAAATTATAAGACATGATCGAAGTGTATACAGACGGGAGTTGTCTAGGCAATCCGGGACCAGGTGGATGGGCGGCAAAATGTTATGACCCAGAATTCGTGGTCGAAGGAGGACATCACACATCGACAAATAATATCATGGAAATGACGGCCGTGGTTAAGGCACTCGAAAAGTGTTTGGAGCTAGATGAAAAGGATGTCACCGTATACACGGATAGTAAATACGTGAAACTCGGTATCACCGAATGGTCAAAGAAATGGCGTGCGAACGGGTGGAAGACGAGTACAGGTAAGGATGTTGCGAACAAGGAGTTGTGGGTGCGTATTTTTGAATTGATTGAACTCATGAGTACAGTCACGATCGAATGGGTGAGAGCGCATTCCACGAATGAAAAGAATAATGAGGTCGACGAACTTGCCCGACGTCAGGCGCATATTTTCTCTGCGTAAAATAATGGACATCGTCGCCCCGTCTTGTCCCAACGGGTGGTGTGAGCGCGAGGAGCGCCTTCTCCGCAGGTGGGCGGAAAAGGCGGCAGGGTATCGTTGGCTACACAACCACGCGCGTCTTCATTACAAATGGTTAACGGATGCACTCATGTATCCGTGTATCATCATATCATCCATTACAGGTGTGGGTGGTTTTGCCGTACTCAATCCTAGTGATGATAATGTTTCGCCGGAAATGAAGAGGAACATTATCATTTTTCAATACACATTCGCCTTATTAAACGTATTAGCGGGTATACTTTCGTCCGTATCCAAATTTAGTAATAGTTCGACTATGCGGGAATCGCATTCATCCATGTGTGTACAATATTCAAAGTTTTATAGGAACATAGACATGGAACTTTCATTAGACATAGAACATAGATCTAACGCCATGAAATTCGTGACAAAACAACGTCAAGAGTATGATAGATTGTTAGACGAGGCTCCCGATATACCTTATCGCACCATATGCCAATTTAACCGCGAATTCCCAGACAAAGAAAACAAACCAGACGTATGTAACGGTCTAAGTGTTATAGATGAGGACATGTACGTAAAAGATACTAGGGTGAGGGATGCGGTGGCTCGTTGGATAACGCGTACGCGATCGGGGTCTCGCAGTAGAAGTTCAAAGGAATTTGATAGAGTATGATTACTAATGCCACTGAAAGTACAGTACGATACCAAAACTCACTATTATGACCACGACGATCATTACGTGCGTGAAATTATTACAAGGAACGTCCTCTTCTGGTATTGGTCTTTGATGTCCCCAGTTTTCCATACTCCTTCTTTATGTTAGACGCGGTTTTTATGATACCCTCCTGTAAAAAACTAAATACTAAATGCATACGAGCCTTATCAAAGAAACACCTCGCTACAAACCACAAGCGCATGTTAGAATAAAACACGAAAATAGTCCTAAGTGATACCCCTTGACCCATTCAGTAATACAAAATGGAACTCCAACGCGCTATCGTTCACGGCGATCTCGACAGGCTTCGAAAGCTCGAACACCAAATCCTTGAACACGCAAATCACGTGTACGAAGATGCTGGAAATGGAAACGACAATTATGAAAACTTTAGTATTTATTGGATTGCGATCAAAGAGGACAAGGAGCTCGCACTCGAGATGTTTATGACGTTTATCAATACGTGCCAAACCGCACTTGGTAACTTCTTTCACGCATACATGGAGGTCATGGCGTATCCAGCTCTTGTCGGAGCTGTGTGCAGCGGTAATGAAGCCATCGTGGATATTCTGAAAACGTTCGTTGATGAAGAAACATACATGGACATCGTTAGTACGTACAACTAGTTTAAAGATGTAATGCGTGTACTATACATGAAAGACGAGCTCTTATAACTCAGTTGGTTAGAGTGTGGTGCTTATACGATAGTATATACATGTGAGTTCATTCTCACAGAGGCACGCCAAAGTCGCGGGTTCGAGCCCCGCTAGGAGCATTTTTACATATGTGTCCCATATGTAAAAACGTTTCTTTGTATATATAAATGGCTTTCCTCCAGAACACAGCTATTCTCGTACCACTCGTCGCCGCCTCTGTGTATGGTGGTGTAAAAGTAGCTTCCAAAGATTTTTATCCAATGATAAACACTACACTTAATCATAACACCTTGTATGGTATCATTATCCTTCTTCACGCCATGTTTGGTATCGCTCCAGTCAGTGAACTCCCAGAAAGAACGAAAACCATCACGTCGAGTGTGTGGTTCAAGCTTCTGTCTCTTCTCGTGATTTCGTTTTCCGCGACCCGTGATTTTGAAGACGCCGTTCTCGTGCTCATAACCTTCCTTGGTTTGGTTCAACTTTTGCGCACGAAAGAAGAACGCAAAAAATACCCATACATAATAGCATAGATGATTCGAGCGTCATACCAACCCAATGATATTTACAAGTACAGGCGTATTAAGATTCGTACTACTATACTTGAAACTATCTACAACAAACCATCAGTGCAAATGAAATCTGAAAGACACGATAACGATCGTTTGCGTTTCAGATTAAGGGAAGCGATACGCGAAGCTCAAGATATTTGTGAAGAAAACAAAGGGTGCAAAGCGTGTTACGAAGCGTGGTACGAAGTTGATGAGCTCGAAGATTCACTCATGCGGCTCGATGAAGAAGTTATCCAAGAGAATAGTATGAGGTATGGGTCAGTTATACGCCGCAATTTTAAACTTAGATGGAGTGTTAAGAACGTGGAAGACCATCACGTGATTCCCCGACAATTCAAAAATCATCCAGTGATTAAGTATTTGAGGTATGATGTAAATGAGGGAAAGAATATAATCATGATGCCGAGATACATCACACCCGGAATGCGTGAGAATAGACTCACACATAGAGGTGGACACAAAGCGTACAACCAGTATGTTGGTAAAATACTTGATTCACTCGATGAACTCGATGAACCAGAGAAAGATTTTGAATTGTTTACCGAGTTCCTAAAAACCGCGTGTCGTTTTAGACCACAGGATGTACCTTGGAAGTGACGGATCGTGTCATGTGCGGTGAATTTTTGCACATGTCATCGTATTCCACCTTCGTAAAATCTTGTGGCTCCGATTCCTCGTCCATGCGTATCAGGAGTATGCGACCGTCGACATCCATGTTAGAAAATGGTCTAGGTAATATATTTTCGTTTAATTTTAAATCAAATACACTTTCTTTACACTTTAATATGACTACGAGTTCTTCTTCCCATTGTCCGAGAAAAGTTGCTTTACCCCTGAGTATCTTACAAATTTCGTTTTTCTCGGGCGATAGGTCTACGTTTATTTCATGTACATCGTTTCGTTTTTCATTTAGTAATACAGCCTTCACCATCCTTAAAAACACACTATAAAAAAATTAATAGCCTTTTTCTAAAAGATCTGTCGTTGCGTCTGGATATTTCTTTGAGAAAAACTCCTTATTTCCCCATTTACTGTGTCCAATGAGACTCGTGTGCGATCTGTCTACGAGCATACAGTGTCTAAGGTCTTTGTAGTATACACGAGCTCCTTCGAATATGAGGTCTTCGTGTTTCATGTCGATGTGATTGTCCATGATTTCAAAGTGATGGACAAAGTTTTTCATGTTTTCTGTGTTTATGAGATAACACTTTGTACTCGATATCCATTTTACGAGTTCTAAACCATTCTTACCCTTGTCCGACGATGGGTATCTGGACAAACAGTGAAAGAAACAGAGTTCAAAATCATCGCCTAATTCATCAATCACGGCTTGTACTTCATCGAAGAACTTGTGATTTGTTATGATGACGTTATCTTCGAATACGAGTGCGTACTTGCGTCTTGAATTTAAGCACTTGTCGTATATTTTCATATGTCCCGCGTAGCACCCTATAGCTCCTAGGTTAAAATATGTTATATTGGGTCGAACGGCATTTTTATCGTGATACAGTTTAAGCGCTTGCCTGTAATATTTTGGATCTACATTGCGTTGGTATCTTTTAGCCGCCTCGGGTGTTCGGGTATCGGGTCCTTCGATTATTTCGAGTGGTACGGTGTGATCATAAGTACGCATAAATTTTTGTGCTCTTGGTCCATTTTTATCTGTCGTGAGCATATAACACGTATAATCTACTCTAGGCCTGTAAAGTATGGTCTTCACAATGATTAGCGTAGCGATTAGAATTATTACAATAATCATACTTCTAAAATATGTAAATAAAATTATACACGGAGGGTTGCTATGAAGTTCATAGAGGTCTTGGTTTGCGTCCAGAAATAATATTCACAAAGGGCGGCTTGTACTGCTGGACACGGTATACCTGCGTGAATACAGTGAATAGAAAAGGTCCTTGCGTATGTCGCCGTGCTCTTGATTATTTCATGTGGATTTTCTGTTTTAAACATGTCACACTCGAGTGTACTCGATTGAATACAACCCCTGATTGCTGAACACGCTCTGGTGGATTCGAGGTAAACCATGGCGTACATGAAGCGGATAGTTTGGATCACGACCAATTCATCCTTGAATTTATTAAACACTTGCTTTGTACCAGTAAGCTTCATGTCTCTA